GGATTAACAATTTTTATATTAGAGCCATTAGAAAAGTTTTTAAGACGACAAGTGCAACAACAAGACAAATTAAATTCCAAACTACGAACAGAGATAGCATTAAGAACAGTGTTGGCATTTTTGACAGGTGGAGGCAGTATGCTTCCTGGATTTGCCAATGGTGGAAGAACTGTGGGAGGACAACCAATCATAGTTGGTGAACGAGGCCCAGAGATATTTGTGCCTGGTTCATCTGGCACTGTGATACCCAACAATGAAATTGGTATAAACACAGGTGGTAGTGGTGGAATGGGTGGTGGAGACAACATAGAAGTCACATTCAACATCAACACAATTGATGCTTCTGATTTCAATGAACTATTAACCACAAGACAAGACTTAATAATAGGCCTAATCAACCGAGGTTTGGCAGAACGAGGTAAAAGGAGTTTAACAGCATAATGAGTGGAGTATTTCCAATAACAGCAGGTTTTGAAACATTAGATTGGCAATCAAATACCAACAGCAGGGTGTCAGTGAGCGTCTCTGGCAAAACACAAAGAATAAAAACAGGAGCACAATTTTGGAGTTTCAAATTGAAGTCACCTGCGATGACAAGAGCAGAAGTAATGGCAGACTTTGCCTTTATTGTGAAACAGGATGGACAAGTTGAATCATTTACCATAGTGCCACCCACAGTTTCATCAGCAAGAGGCACAGCATCTGGCACTATTTCTGTTGTTGCTGATTCAAGTGTTAGTCCAGCATACAACAATCAGAAAGGATCATCGGTAGTTCCTGTTTCAGGCGGAAGTGGCACACTACTAAAAGGTGACCTTGTTAAATTTGCCAGTCACGACAAAGTTTATATGCTGACAGAAGATTCAAATATGGATGGTTCGACTGTTGATACATTAAGCATATATCCACCATTGGTTGCAGATGCAACTGGCAATGTGACCTACGACAATGTTCCAATTAAAGTTTATTTTGATAAGGATCAACAAAAATACATAACACAGGCAGACGGCACTTTCAAATATGAAATAGTAATGAATGAGGAAATCTAATGGCAAGAGGCATAGCGAGTTCACTACAAACAAAATTAGCCGCTAGATCAGTCTTTGCCGCTGACCTAATCGAATTACATCTATCAACACCTTTATATTTTACATCCACAAACATAGACATTGATTTTGATTCAGACACAGCACCTGACACAGGTTCAAACACTTATCTTGCACAGGGACAATTTTTATTCTTCAGCAACATAACAGAAAGTTCAGACCTAAGGGTTGGACAGATTGATATGACCTTTACAGCAGTGGATACCACAACGGTTGCATTGTTAATAAACAATGAATTTATGAATAAAAGGGTGGTTATATATCGTGCTGTATTGGATAATGAATACAATTTTACATCAGATGATGTGTTCACTATTTTTGATGGCAACATTATGGGATACAGCATTAATGAAGAATCAGACAATGCCACAGTCACAATAACCGTTGCATCACAGTTCGCAGACTTTGAAAGAACCAGCGGCAGAAGAACTAATCCAGCATCACAGCAAATACACTTTCCTACAGACAAGGGAATGGATTTTTCTGCACAGATTGTAAAGGATTTAAAATGGGGGAGAGCATAATGAACAATTTAAGACTTGCAGATTACAACATCAAACACTTTGCCGAGTTTGAACAATTGGCTTACAGAGCAGTTTTCGAAAGAGGATTTGTTGATGTGGATTTTGACAAACAACATTGGAACATACATCTAAAAAATTTAGTAAGTGTCAACAATAATATTGTTAGATTATTATTTGCTGGCACAGAATTGGTAGGATTTTATATTTTACAATTACACAACTTACCTTGGAATCACAGAACACAGGCATTGTTCCAATTGATGCATTTGGCACCTGCATACAGAAATTCTGCCACATATAATTCTATGTTCAGAGATGCAGACGCACTTTGCCAATACAACAATGTTGAAAGAATACAAACCACAGACACAGCCATACAAATGGATGAAGGACAAAAATTAAGTTTATTACACAACCACAATTACCATCATATAGACGGTGTTTGGGAGGCAAAAAAAGATGTTTAGTCCTACATACATAAAAGACCTAAACCACCAATATACAGACGTCTCTGTGCGAACAAACACTATTAAAACACGCACGGAAGAAGTTATATCGTTCTTTAGAAAGTTTAACCATTATGACCATTTAGCATATGAAGAACTTTACCAAATGATATCACCAAGTGTGAGAAAAGAACAATATAAAATTTTTAAAAACAAAGGACAAATAACTGGTTTTGCCAATTGGGCGTTTGTCAATGACAAGGTTTTAGAAAAGTTTTTTACAACAGGAAAATTAGGCACATTGGATTGGCAGTCTGGTTTTAAGATGTTATGGGTAGAGGTTGTGACGGAAGGCAAAATGGACACAATGATGAGTTGGATGAAAAATTATTCTGTAAATTTATTAGGAGAAAATGTAAGGATATATTGGATAAGATCCAATAACGAAAAAATTAAAAAACGAATGAAAATAAGAACCAAAAAGAATTGGAGGAACACCAATGGGCGGGTTTAATCCTTTTAAAGCGGCTAAAAAAATACTTAAGAAAGCCGCAAAAATAATCAGTAAGGCTGTTGGTGGTTTAATTTCTGCAATTACTTCACCTTTCGGTATGAATATAGATGTGCCGGATTATGACATAGGGCAAGATCAAGCACAAGCCATACAAGGTGTTTTATTAAACAAGGATTCTGCTGTCAGTCACATACCGGTGGTGTATGGAGAAAGACAGGTAGGAGGCACCCGTGTTTTTGTTTCCACAAATGGCACAGATAACAAATATTTGTATGTGGCGTTTGTGATGTCAGAAGGACAAATAAATGCTTTTACAAAATTGTTCGTTGATGATAATGAAGTCACATTGAACAGTTATGCACACGGCACACAGGCAACACCCACAGGTGGAGATTATGCAAGTAAATTAGTGGTGCAATTTTTTGATGGCAGAGACACACAAACAGCATCAAGCCTATTACAAGAAGCACCGGGATGGACTTCAGATCATAAATTGAGTGGATTGGCATATTTGGCACTTAGATTCGAATGGAAAGGTTTCAACACAGATCAAGATCCCAACAACAATCCATATGGAGGTGGAATACCCAATGTTAAGGCACAAATACAAGGTAGAAAAATATTAGATATTACAGGAATAACTCCTGCTTCATACAACACAGCATATGGTTCAGACACCCTTGCATATTCAAAAAATCCTGTGAATGTTTTGGCAGATTATTTGAGAAACACAAGATATGGTAAGGCACTTGCCAATGACAAGTTTGATTGGGCAAGTTTTAAAACAGCGGCCACACTATGTGATCAAACAGTGACCTATGCAAACAGTTCAACTTCAAAAGCATTCACCTGTGATGCAGTGATTGATACCAACAACAGCCTAATGACAAATTGCAAAATATTAATGGCAGGATTCAGAGGAATAATGCCATACCAAGGTGGAAAATATTTTATGAAAATAGAACACGGAGGAGATGACACAGATATCACAGCAACTCCGGCATCACCAACCACAGTGTTCACAGTCACAGCAGATCATATTTTGGGTGGAGTATCATTGGACGGAGAAAGCAAACAACACAAAGCAAACCGTGTTGTTGTGACTTATGTGGATCCAGAAGCGGATTATCAACCCAATGATGTGACATTCCCTGCGGAAGGTAGTGCAGATGATGTGACTTTTTTGGCAGAAGACAATGGCATAAGATTAGAGAAAAAAATCACACTACCAACTATTGCAAACAGAAAAATTGCAGAACAATATGCAAGAACATTTTTAATTAGATCAAGAACACAAAAATTTGTATCATTCAGCACAAACCTTGCCACAACCAATACCACTGTGGGAGACCTTATCCGTGTGCAAAGCACATTCATAGGATTGGATGGAATATTTAGAATAATGGATCTTAAATTAGGTGAAGATGGCAATATGCAAATATCTGCTATGGAACACCAACCAACCGCTTATGGTATTGGAGCCAGTGGTAGTGATTATGTGAGACCAACAATTAATTTGCCTAATCCTTTACAAGTTGGAGCACCAACAGGACTAACACTTGCATCAGGATCTGTGCATAATTTGGTAGACGAAAACAACAATGTCACTTATAGAATTAGGGTGGATTGGACAGCATCTTCAGATCCTTTTGTGAATGATTATGTGGTGCAGTATAAGAAAAGTTCTGATCCAGATTATGTGACCTTTACACAAACTTCTGAGACTTACACATACATTTCTCCCGTGGCATTGGGTGAAACTTACAATGTGCAAGTTTTGGCAAGGAATCAACTAAACAGAAGAAGTGCTTATGTGAGAGTTGATAACCACAAAGTGGTAAGCACATACACACCTGCAAGTGGATCCAGCAGTTCACAATCAGGTGGTTCAATAACAACTATAACAGGAACTTGGAGTCCATAATGGCAAGAACAGGAT